GGTCCTGCGCATGGCGCAGGTTCAACATGTAGTCGCTGTCCATCTTCAGCTTGGCCATAGCCGAGGGGGACAGGAAGGCGTGGAAGGTCTCTTCGCCGTTGTCCATCACACCACGGATGTAGCGGTCCTTGGCATAGGCCTTCAGCTGGACAAACATGTTCCAGGTCGGGGTGTCGGCGGCAGCAATGGCCGAGGTAGCGGCGTTGGCCACCAGGGTCTTGTTGGTACCGTCCCAGCGCAGGCGGCGGTTGGCGGTCGGAGCCGCCACGTCAGCGGCGAACTCCAGGAACGGCAGGTCCGAACCGGTGCGGGTGGCGCCCTTGTTGGTCTTGGTGTAGCTCACACCAGACATGGTCAGGAAGGCCAGTTGGTCGATACGGTCGGCGAGCCAGTAGGAGAGCACATCGCGGCTGTTACCACGGAACTCCACCACCGACTTCTGGTCGGCCATACGGCCTTCGTGGCGGTTCGCATGACGCAGCTGGTCGATGCGGATCACCTGGTCGAAGGACTGCATGGCCTCTTCGTTGCCTTCCAGCGTGCGGTCGCCGGCAACGCCGTCGCCTTGCAGGTCAGCCAACAGCGTGATCACTGCGCGGGCGCCCTTCTCGGTCTTCTTCAGTTCAGTGATGTGCTGAACCAAGGAGCCGGGGCCTTTGCCCAGGAATTTGTTGATGAAAGATTGGTTGCGAGCCTGCTTCCACAGGTCCATGGACCAGACGGTCTTCTGCTCGGTGGTAAGAGCAGCAAAATTGGTCAATGCCATTTGGCATCTCCTCTCTTCAAAACGATGAAACGACTTTCGTCAGTGCCTTCGTCGTGATGTCGCTACGACCTGCGAGGAGTGGAAGAGCTTTCGTGTCTTGCCTTACCGATTTATCGAATGATACTCTAAAAAAGATAAACGACGCCAAGGCGCCGTTTATCTGCTCTGGCAGGCGGTTTACACAACGTACGTGAGTGCGCGGAGCATTACCTCCGCTTCGATCGCATAACCGCGCGCCGTGTTGTGCAGGTCGTCACGGGCGATCCCGAGGGTCGCCGACGTTGCACGATCAGGGAACACTGCCCGCATATCGACCCAGGGAACATCCGCAGAGGATGCGGCAGTAGAGGCGATGCCCCAGTATGTATCCTGAACAGCTTGTGCGACTGCGCCGACCCCAACTGCGGGGTTAATTTTGACGACGACGTCGCCTTTCGACTTCAACTTCACAAGGAGTGCGTCGAGAGCCGCGCGGAAGTTCGACTGAGCAACCCCGAAGAACGCGTCATTGATATCCAACGACAGGATGCTGCAGTTGAGGGCGTCCGCGCCCAGAATCGCGTCAAAGGCCTGATTGCTGTTCCACAGGGCCGCTGAGTTCCAGTCGGGGGTAGCCGATGCTCCCCATCCAGCGTTGATGACCTCAATGCCGGGCTTCGTACTGTCTCGCGTGCCAATCAGGAATGGAAATGCTCCGCCTCCGGCCCCGCATGTGACCGTCGCCACCGTGGAGTTAGCAGAAACCGCCACGTCAGCGTAAACCACGCCATTCGGCCCCGTGGTCGGTAGCACGCCGCTTGTAGCACCGCCGTTGCCTACCATCGTGAGCTGAGAATTTCCGCCCGCAGATGCGGACGCCACCATGACGTGGTCAAACGGGTTCTCAGGCGTGAACACGATTTGGCCGCTGCCAGCGCTCATCTGGAACGACGGGCCACCCCAGAGCTGAACCGACAAGTTCTCAGCGGTGTTGGTGAAGGCAATCCGCGTGTCGAAACCCGGCAGAGCCGCCGCAGTCTTGTTGCCGCCACCGACAACATAGTCCGAGTTCGCGTTGATGCCTCGGGACTTCATCAGTTTCGCGAGCTGCATCGGCCACGACTTACTGCGACTGTTAGCCCCGTACAACGTCGCACTCAGCGCCCCTGCCCCCGCATCGACTGATGTCCCAAACACAGCAAGTCTGGAACGCCCATACATAGACGCGCCGTCTGCAATCATCCTGCGCAGCACAGAAGTGTTGCTCGGCTTGAAGTTATTGAACGCGCTCGAAACCGGGTCCGCGCGAGAAGTTTTTTTTGCCCACCCCACAGCGGCGTGGTACTCCCACTCGCTGCCGTCGGCGAGAGTGACGGTGTCCCCAGTTTTCAACCCGCTTCCAGCGGGCGGGAGCGAATTCAGTTTCGACGTGTATGCGGTCATGGCTGTCCTTTGGAATCAAACGGATGAGGCGCCGGCGACACGCTGGCGGTACAAGGTCTCGGCCAGGAGGTAGCCCTCCAGCTCCCAGATCTTGTCGACTGCGTTGTTGTAGGCGTACTGCTCGCCAGTGGCCTTGTTGAAGTTGGCGATGTCGACACAGGCGCTCTTACCCTCGACGGAAAATCCGTTCTCGAGCGTGAGCTGACAGATGGTCGTGCGGCCATCTGGCAGCACGGTGTAGGTGGCACCCTTGACCTTGTCCAGGATGTCGTTCATGGTGAGTTTGTTGGGCTGGTGCACGTGGTTCTCCTGGTTGATCACAGTTCGTCGCCGCGCATCTTGGCGAGCACGTCGTCGGGGAGCTTCTTGAACTCTTCCTGGCTCAGCTTGATGACGTCCTGTGCGGTCAAGCTGCCGCCCAGTTCGTTGCTGTTGAGGCCAACCTTCGTGGTCGAGGGCGGCTGTTTCTTGACAGCCTCGTTGGTCTTGGCCACGGCCTCCTTCTTGCGCTCCGCCGCGACGTCCTTCTCCTTCACGCGGGGAGTCGTCTCGATGGCGTCGGTCTGACGAGTCGTCTCCGGCTTGACCAGGAGCTTCACAGCCTTCTGCATCGCGGCGGTCGGTGTCAGGCCGCGAGCTTCGTACGCGGCCTTCAGCTCCACGACCTCGCCCATCAGCTCTTTGTTGTAACCGTCGTGGTCAGGATTCAGCTGGGGGAACGCCGTTTCGATGCGTTCCAGCGTGGTCTCGTAGCGCACGCGCTCGATGGCGCGGGCTTCCGCCGCCGCGATCTTCATGTCGCCTTTGGCCTCGGCCACCTTGCGGTCCAGGGCGCGGATCTCGGACATCTTCTGCGCGGCCTTGTCGGAGTCGCCATCAGCCAGAAGGGTCGTGTACTCCTTCTCGAGCTTGACGATGTCGGCTTCGTGCTTCGAGATGTCCTCGTTGATCTGAGCGACCTCGTTGCCGCGCTGAAACGTCGCCAGGCGCTGTGCCAGCGCGTCGCGTTCGCCGCGGGCTTTTTCCAGCAGCTCCTTGTGGCGGCTCAGCGGGATACGGGGCTCACGCTTCTTGTCGCCCTTCTTGTCTTCGGCGTTGTCGATCTTGTCAGCATCGGGGTCAGCATCGGGGTCAGCATCGGGGTCAGCTTCGCCGCCTGCCGCGACGGTGTCGTCACCGGCACCAGCGCTGACAGTGTCATCGCCGGCCGCGACGGTGTCGTCGCCGGAAGGAGTGAAGTCGTCGCCGCGATCGATGGTGCCGCCACCGGAGCCACCCTCACCACCGGACTCGGGGGCCATGAAGCGGTTGAAGATCCAGTGCAGACGGATGTGCTTGGGCATGGGTTGTTCTCCTACGGGTTAACGAAGGCCCTTGGTGGGCTGGTTGGATTGGGGTTTCTGGGCGGCGGCAGCTGCCTGGGCGGTCGCTTCCTGACGACGCGTGATAGCCTCTTGCTGGGCCTGCTGGGCCTGGAGTGCCATCTCGTCGTTGTGCTGCTGACGGCGCAGACCATGCTCCATGAAGTCCATCTGCTGCTTGTGAGCGAACTCGCGCTCCTTGAGGTCAGCGTCATGGGCCGCTACAGCGGTATCCAGCGACTTGTCCTCGGCCGGCTCTGCGGTTTCGGGCGGGGTATTGGCCAAGACATGGGCTTTGACCACCGTTTCCTGGGTCTTCGCATCTTTGAGCTGGGCGTCCGCATGCTTCTGCGCTGCTTCGCCTTCCGTCTTGGCCACTTCCGCAGCCTGCCCACGCAGCGCCAGCTGCTTCTGAGTCTTCGCCTCGGGCGTGTTTTGCTGATCTTGCAGGCGCTTGACCAGGTCGGACTTGTTCTGGATGCGGCTGGCCATGATGAGCACGTCGTCGGGGATGCTGATCCCCTGCTCCTTGAGCGCCATCGCCTGCTCGAACTGGCTGTCCTCCAGCGTCTCGCGGTGGGGCACGGACGTGATGACCACGCCATACTCGCCGAGCGTCAAATCATTGAGGACCTGACCTTCCGGAGTGACCTCGTTGATCTTGAAGTCCTCCGTGTCGCCTGTGGTTTGGTCGTGCGTGATTGAGAGGATGCGCTCCTCGGTGTAGAACTCTTGGATCAGGTCCAGAACGTTGCGCGCCAGGATGTAGTCCGAACGTGTGAGGCTATCCAGCGGCTTGGCCAGGTTCGTCGAGCCGGCCTGGCGCTTCTTCTCGATGGCCTTGGCCGCGACATCCTCGCGGTCGAAGCCCTGCATGGAGTCCGACACGCCAGAGACAGTCTTGATGTGCTCCTCGGCCTTGTAGCTGAGACGGTCCAGGCCGGTGGGGACCTGGTTGGGCTGGATCTTCTCCAGGCCGTCCATGTCGTTGACTTCGACTACGAGACCGGTCTGCGCACCCTTCTGCTCCAGCTCCTCCACCGACATATTGGTGAGGGTGCCGGCCTTGACCTTGTAGCCCGAGTTCGCTGTCGTGTTGATGACGTGCAGCTCCTGGCTGGAGACCTTGTTGAGCAGCTCCTGCGGGCCGAGCAGGTTCTCCACGATACCGATGGTCGTGCCACGGCGGAAGTACGGGAAGTACGGCACCACGGTGAAGTGCTTGTACGGGCTCCAGTCGTCGTGCAGGCGCACGTTGTCGGCGATCACCGTCCAGCGGATGCGGCGCACGAGCTTCTTGGTGACCTGGAAGCCGAACTTGTCCGCGAAGAACGCGATCTTGTCGCGGTCGAAGTCCTCGGGGATCGGACGCATGTCGCCGGTCTCGGGCGCCACGAAGTGCTTCTGGACATCCAGCATGCGGTACTGGCGCTCGATCACCCGGATGTTGCGCAGCACGCTCGAGAAGTCGTGCGAGCCGGTGTACATCGGGTTGAAGCGGTCGCCGAAACGATCGCGGAAGGCCTGGATCGAGTCGTAGCCGTACGGGAAGAAGCTCTGTTCGCGATTGCGCAGCAGCTCGGCATCTTCGCGGTTGTACAGGACAGCAATGTCATCAGCGGTCATCCACTTCGTGGTGAACACCTCGCCCCAGGTGTCTGGGTCGAAGTCTTCGCCGTCGGGGTCGATGATGACGTTCTTCGGGTTGATGTTCTCGATCACGACTTCGCCCGTCATCGAGTCACGATAATCGATCCGAACATCCAAAAATCCGCGGCTCGTGATGATCCCGTCAGCGAACATGTCGCTGCGTTTCCAGTCGAGCTGGTTGTTGTCGCTGACCTGCTTGAAGACTTTGTCCAGAATCTCCGCTGTCTGCGCCGGTGAACCGTTGCGCGGCCGGAAACTCGTCTCAGCTCGGTTGAAGATCTGTTCGCCCATCACGTTGCTGACGGTCGAGATGATCTTGTTGATGGTCAGTGCGGGGCGGCGGACTGCTTCGAGCGCGGCCTTGTCGGCGCGGTCCCACTGGTCACCCCGGAAGTACGCGTCGCATTTTTCAGCCTTCTGCACGTACTGCGCGTGGCCGTTGTCTCGGGCCCACGCGTAGCGGACCCATTGCTTCATTGCCAGATCGGTATCAACGGGCATGGTGACTCACTTCAAGAAGCGCAGCTTGTAGATCGTGCGCACGGTGATCGCGATGGCCTCGTCGATGATGTTCTGGAGGCATGTCTCACCTGCGGCGCACGCCGATCGGTTTTTCTTGAGCCAGTCGGCGAAGTCCGTCAGGAAGACCAACGGCGCTTCTTTGGAGGGCGTGATGTCTGGGTAGTCCTTGATCAGGCCGTGGAAGCCTTGGTAGACCTCGCAGAACTGATCGACAGGGTCCAGGATGTCGTCGTAGAAACCTTCCAGGGCCATGTGCTCGCTGTACGAGCGGGCCTGGAGGTGGGCGAAGTGGGCGGCGGTGCGCGCGGCGAACGCGCGGGCGACGAGTTCGGCCTGGACGCTCATAGGGTCATCCCCTTGAGTTCCGTGTACAGTTCCGTCAGGAAGCTGAGGGAGTGGGTTTCCAAAGCCTCGCGGCTCCAGCGCCACTCGGGGTTGACCTGGTTGCCGGTGAAGTGGGCGAGCTTCTTCTGCTCGGCCTCCATGCCGATCGCGATGGAGGGGAAGCCGACACCGATAATGGCGTCGGCATAGAGCATGATCGACATCAGCTCAGCGTCCTGGTCGCTCAGAGTGGGCGTCACGCAGCCATGTGGCTCGTCGTTCCGCCCAGTAGCTTGAGTTTGTCCTTCCACGACTTCGGTGCCTTCGCTTGCTGTTGTCGCGGTGGCTCACGACCCACCGCCATGGTCGTCATCCAGGCCAGGGCGTCGACTTGGTCGTCGTGCACCCCAGCCGGGAATCGGAGCATCTCCATGCGAGCGGTTTCGTACCACTGCGCACCTTCAGCGAAGCTCACCATCCCCTGCTGCATGCGCCCTTGCAAAGGTCTTGCACGGGCCATCTTGTCGGTGATGGGTTTCAGGAGCTGTGTTGACGGGTAGAACTTGCGCTCTCTCATGCGCTTCTTGAGAAGAGACTCGATTGCGCGGAAGATCTGCCCGTCTTCAAAGCCCAGGATCAGGTTTGGACTATACCATTTCTGGCAAAGATTCAAGATAGATTCAACGATGTACATACCGTCGCCGCTCTTGAATCGGATGATTTCTGCGACGTGCAGGACGTCGTGCTCGTCCTGCAGCCCGACGACGCCGACGGTGTAGTCGTTCTGCTTCTTCTCACTGATGGCGAAGTCGAACGCGATGTACACGTTGGCCAGGCGCAGGGGCGGCAGCGCCGCGCAGCGGAACTGGTCCTTGGTGAAGTACGCGCCGTCGTCGGGCACCGGGTTCTGCTGATACAGCGCCGCCCAGAACCTGTTCGGGATCGTCTTCCTGATCCGATTGAGCTTAATCTCGTCGTAGCGCTGCGGGTGAAGCGCCCCGCCCTTGCCGCGCAGGAACGTCAGGCTCGTGAGGTCCACACCAAGTTTCACGGCGCGGGCGTGGGCCTGCAGCTCGCTGTGAGGGTCGTTGACAGCGTCGGTATGGCTGACGTAGGTGATCAGGTCCGTGGTGGAGTCGAGGTACTCGTCGTGCTCAGCGATGGCTGGGTACTTGACGATTTCGAACTGGTCGGCCTCGGGGTCTTCAGCCATGGCGGTCTGGAGCTTGCCTGCCAGGTCGTCGTCGTGCCACCAGGTCTGGATGACAAGAACGCCTCCTCCAGGAGCAAGACGTGTGTACGCGGTGGAGCCGTACCAGTCCCAGAGCTTCTCACGTACGTCGGGGCTGTCTGCTTCTTCTGCGTTCTTGATAGGGTCGTCAATGAGGAGGATATGCGCGCCCTTGCCAGTGATACCACCACCAACGCCAGCCGCAACATAGCCACCACGCGTGCCGGCGATGCCCCACTCTTCGTTGGCCTGGAAGTCCGGGTGCAGACGGGTGGTGAAGACGCTTTGGTAGCCGGGGTCATGGAGAACTTCCTTCACTTTGCGGGAGAAGCTCATCGCGAGGCTCACGTTGTATGAGCAGGCGATGATTTCGTGGTCAGGGTGGTGCCCCAGGTGCCACGCCGGGAACATGCGCGAGGCGAGTTCGGACTTCCCGTGCCGTGGCGGCATCAGGATCATGAGTCGGGGGCTCAGACCGTTGGCCACGTCCTGGCTGAAGCGCTCCAGGCGACGGGCGATGTCGCGGTGGACCCAACCGGCGTCGTAGCGCGGGTTGATCCGCTGCGTGAACGGGATGAGTCGGCGCTTGGCAAGGATGCGCGCTGCCAGCTCGGCCTGGGCTGCGGCGATCTCAGGGCGTAGTGGTGGCGACGTAGGTGTCGACGGTGACACCTGGGTAGGTGTGCCAGCGGACTGTCCCGAGGTTGGTGCCCGGCGCGTGTTCGTCGAGGCGGCGTCGGAGGTCTTCGAAGACTTCGCCGCCCGGCTGGAGGTAGCCTTCTGTGAGGGCTTTGGCGACTTGGTGGGCTTGGCCGGATTTTTCACCGCTTTCCCAGCCTTCGTCCCAGGCTTCGAGGAAGGCTTGGCTGCGCCCTTGCTGGCGGTGGTAGATGAGCCAGTCGTTGCGCTGCGTTTTTGCGGGGTTGCTGAGGAGCTTCTGCGTGAGGTCTTCGTAGTCGAGGCCATCTGATCCTCTGATCATGGTGCTTCCTTCCGGCATGGCCATCTGTAGGTGTTAAGGGACGAGGGTGTTGGCAGCGTGGAGCGCGATCTGATGGTTCTTGTACTCATCGAAGGTCTCCACATAGGCCCGCACCCACTGTCTGGGCTTGCCCAGGCGCCTGGCTTGGAGCGTCGCGACGTTGTGCGCCGTCCTTGCCGGGACGCCCAGCAGCCTGTCGGTGAGGTCCTCGTAGTCGAGGTCGTCAGAGCCACGGATCACAGCTCTTCTCCGTCTTCCAGGAGGGGCAGGCCAGCTGCTTGGGCAGCGGCGTTGACGCCCTCGGCGATGAACTTGATGAGATCCGCATCCGACAGGCTCTCCAGGCGCTTCACGGCGACCTGCCCGTTGACCGACACTTCGATCTTCTGCTTCACGGGCTCGTAGTAGCCGCACATGCGCCCGATCTCACGGGCTGCGGACACCATGGAGGCAGGCTCGGCCATGAGCTTGGCCATCTCGAAGGCCTCCAGCTGCATGTCCATGACCTTCTTACGGGTCATCTGGGCTGCTTCTTCGTACTTCGCCTTGATCTTGTTGTACTCGGCCAGGACGTTAGGCATCTTGGCCATGCGGTAGCCGTAGCTGGGCTGGTCGTTGTAGCCGGCGCGTGCCATGGCGTTCGGGATGGAGTCGCCGTCAGCCCAGAACTTCACGAACAGCTTCTGCATGTCCGTGAGCGGGCGGTCCACAGGCACGAGCGCAGCTTCGGCCATGGTGTTCGTGTACTGCGCAGTCTCGCGGCGCGCTGCACCGCGTTTTGCGTCAGAGGATTTTGCGCGGCGGTTTGCTGTTGCCATGTGGTCGTGCGTAGATAAACGACTCTACCGAGAAATTTTTTGCAAAAATTTTTGCGTCTCGTGCCGATGAAAAAGGTGCGGGGCCGGGAGGTTGCTCCGGGACCCCGCGAAAGGACATGAGCGAACCGAGTGTAATCGTTTTCCGATGAAAGAGATTGGTACACGGTCGCTCGGAGCCTCCCTCCCCTCGCCTCAAAGCGCCACCCCACTTCGGATTTCGCTCTCTCCGAGCGCAATAAGGAGTCTCTTCCAGGCCGTGCCCAGCCAGCAAGCTGTCTGGTTCTTCAGCTCTGTGCATCTGCATCTCGGAGCTACACATGGAAGCCACTGACTTCACTGACTCGTTCAACGCTGTGTTCAACGCACCTGTGCATGCCAAGCGTGCCATCACTGCGCTCGAAGCTGCACGCCATCGCATGACTGTGCGTGAGTTCACTGAGCGCTATCAAGCGTGGCTCGACCACGTCATGTCCATCGCCCAGTCAGCAAGCTGACTGGTTATTCATCACTCTGTGTATCAACCTCATTCACTCACTGGAGATCCATCATGTCTACATCCACCACCATCGGTCTGTCCCTGGGCAAGTTCATCGGTACCAGCGCTGCTTACGCGGTGCACGGTGCAGCGCGTGCCGCGTCTGCCACCGGCGAGTTCGGCAAGGGCGTCGCTGCCGGCGCCACTGAGCAGTACGCGGTGAAGAACGCTGAGCTGCAACAGCGTCGCCTCGAGCTGGCCGCTCAGTCCAAGCTCGTGATCATCGGCACCAAGCCAGCTGCACCGCAGAAGAACAAGGCCGCTGTGACCAAGCGTCGCGTCGCAGCCTGATCAGTCAACCAGGGCCGGGGCAACCCGGCTCTTCGTCGTTTATCTATCAAGGAGTGATGCGATGAACCTCCAACGTATGCGGAGAGCCGAGCTGATCGTGCTTGTCGAGCAGCTCAATGAAGCACGCGATCACACCGACCGTGTGATTAATGGGCTGCGCGTCGAGAACAACAGGCTCGCAGCGGACTACGCAGAGCTTGAATGCGAAGTGCAGAACATGCGCCGCACTCAACGCACTCCCATCACGGGCCGGGCACGCGATGCGTCGCTCGTGCACACGTTCAACCCTGATGTGCCGGGCAGCTTTGCTCAAGCAACGCAACGCGCTCGCGAACAAGGCGGCGTCGTGCGAAGGGCTCAATCATGATCGTCGAAGCCGTCTTTGTGTTCGGTCTCATGAACATCGCGTTCGAGTTCATCTTGCTCAGCATGGTGAAGCCACGAACGCGGTTGCGCGTGCTGGGCAACGAAGGTCAGTGCGTGTTTTTGCACGTCATTTTCCTCGCTCTCAACCTCTGGATTCATTGGGGCACGTTGGTCGGAACGATGAGCGGAATCTTCGCGTTCATCAGCTCCATCTTCACTGTGCGCTTAGCTCGCATCGTGTATGGCCGCATCGTCGGATCGACCTACACGACAGGGCTCATACGCTTTTCACGAGAGGAGTTGGTGTGAAGTCGATCGACCTCCCAACCACGAACCGCTATCTCAACGCACTGAGCTTGCTTACTGCAAGCCAGACATTCGGTGAGTTCGCTCGATGCGCTCAACGCGAACTCACTGACACCAATGTTCGCATTGCTGAATACATCGCACCGATCGCCACGCTGCCACCTGAGCAGCTCACAACAGAAGAGCGTCAGTGGCGTTATGTCGCTGAGCATATGAGTGGCTATGCTGTACCGCTCTAACGCCTTCAACACTGCGGTCATCGTGGTCGCATTGCTCATCTGGTCAGCCAGCAAGCTGGCTGGTTTCTGAGCGCCTTATACCTAACCCACTGAGAACCTCGTATGTCTACACGCATCACAACACGCACCATTCGCCGCGTCACCATTAAGCGCGAACCTCAGCTCCAGATGATCTCGATCGAAGAGATGCACGAAGAACAACGTGACATCGCCGACAGCAGCACTGATCCCTACGAGGTGATCCGCATGCGCACCAAGATCATCGCCCACACGCTCGGCTGTAGCGAGGCCGAAGCTGAACGCGCTGTGCTTGGCCGTGAGTTCAGCCAACTCTGCCCTCTGTGAGTTCACGCTGTATGCCTTGCGAGTCAGGGCATACGGATGCACTCCGCATCAATTACTCAACTCGACTGAAAGTACATCATGAGCAACGTCATCAACACAAACACCACATTCGATCTGTTCGAATACATCCGCACCATCCACAACGTCGACGTCGCTGCTGCGATCTGCCAGGCTGTCGCATGGCGCATCGACACGTTGTTGCAATCCAATGCACGTCAGCTCTTCAAGAACGTCCGTGAGGATCTGTTCAAGAAAGGCGTAGATGGTCTCGCTGAACTGAGCATGGCTCTCAACGAGCAAGCGTTCGCTGAACACGCGTTCGAGCAAACTGGCTCCAACACGCTCGGCCCAGTGACTGCCATCAAGGAACTGGTCATCCATCGCGAAGGTGCACATGCACTGACTGCCAACCTGACTGCTATGACATTCGACTGGCAAGGACAACCTCGGCACTACGAGATTCCTGACCTGGACGACGTCTTCTTCAAGAAGGTTGAACTGAAGGTGAAGGGACAGACCAAGCGTCGTATCGCCATGTCTGTCGAACGTCGTGCCAAGGCTTATGCACTGTCCACCGAAGACACACAGTCGCTGGTGGACAAACGTATCCAACGTGAGGAGGATCGTCTCAACGACATCAGCGAAACGGTGCAGGACCAAGCTGCTGCCGTGCACGAGATGTTCCGCCTGGCTGTCGTCGCTCCGGAGCAGACCAAAGTGGGCAAGGAGTTTCACACGATGGACATCTCGCTGCAACGTACGTTGATCGATGCTGCACGCATGGCTGCTGATCGCTATGAAGAACAAGCGACCAGCGACAATCGGCTGAGCGACAACGAGTTCGACAGCATCTGTATCGCGGTGATGGCCGTGAACAAGGATCTGAAGCGCGTGCTGGACAGCTCTCGCTTCCGTACGGCTGAGACGCAAGAGCGTGCAATCGAGGCAGCGGTCGGCTAACAGCTGGCTGTTTGGAACCAGGGCCTGGTGCCCTGGTTCCTATTTTTCTTCGTTCCCTATGGGGTTACGAACTTACGCCTTACGGTGCCAAAAACTTTTTACATTCCACTTAGTTAATTATTACTTAGATATATAGATAAATTTTTCTTTCTAGAAAAGTAATTGTAAGTTTGTAAGTTTGTAAGGTAGTAATAGATATTAAGGATTAAAGGACCTAGGCTTACAACCCTACACCGTGCTCTTGTGTTCGTGCTCGGCCTCGAGTTCGTGTATCGTTGCAAGATTGTGCAAAGAGAAAAGACAGCAATCATGAAGCTCCACTTCCTGCAAGCCTCTGTACCGCTGACCAAGTCGTACATCCAGACCGCATCCGGTCTGACCAAGACACCCTACCCCTTCGTGTGGGAGTTCACATCACACGAAGAGACCTGCACCAACCTGACGCAATTCGAAGCGCTCCTGAAGAAGCACGCATCATCCAATAACTGTCTGCTCAAGGGTGAACTACAGCGTCCGCTCCAAGCTGAGTCTCGTGCAGGTTCCACCGATCGCAGCTCCACTACCGAGTGGATCGTTCTCGACCTGGACGGTCTACCTGAGACCATGGAGACCACAACCAAAGGTGGCCAGGTCACCACGGTACCAGCCACCATCGACCTGTTCCTCTCTGAACTGGGCCTGGGCGACATCTCGTACATCGTGCAATGGTCTGCCAGCTACGGCATCGAGAACAAAAAGCTGCGTGCCCACGTCTTCATGCTCCTGGACAAGCCATACGCTGCACCGCTGATCAAGCAGTGGCTGATCCAGAAGAACCATGAGGTACCGATGCTCAACGGTGCCATGTCGCTCACCAAGAGCGGCAACTCCATCTCGTGGGCGCTGGATGTCTCAGCCTGCCAAAACGACAAGCTGATCTACATCGCTCCGCCGCAGCTCAAGGGCATCAAGGACCCGATGGGCAAACAACCACGTATCCAGCTGGTCAAACGCAAGCACGACAAGCTGGGTTTCGGCGGCAGCACAATCAACACCGCTGAAAAGAACAAGCAGCTCACCCACAAGCGCATCGACGAGTTGCGCGAAGCAGCTGGCCTGAGCAAGCGCAAGTACACCTACAAGATGGTGGGTGGCACGGAAGTCATGCTCAAACCTGACGAGTGCATCGTCACCGAGACCAAGACCGAACGCGGCTTCGTCTACTTCAACCTCAACGGCGGAGACTCATGGGCTTACTACCACCCAGAAAACAATCCGGACTACATCCTGAACTTCAAGGGGGAACCGGCATACCTGACCAAGGAACTT